AAAAAGATCTAATTAGATCTTTTTTCTTTTTGATATTTTATTATTAATGATATTCCCTCAATCATAGATACAATAAAAGGAATTAATGTCCAACAAAATAATAAATAAATCAGTCCTTTTTTATAATCTTTTTTATAAAATTTATGTACACCTAATCCACCTAAGAATAATGCTAAACAAGCATAAACTCTAATATCAAATACTTTATTTATAGGAGCATCATAATTATATTTTCGTTTAGTTGATTTTTTTTCTTTAGTAGTTTTTTTGTTTTTTACATCTGTGTAATATAAACCAGTTCCAGGAATACCAACCGTTGAAGTTTTTCTTCCTGAAGTACTATATGTTTTTCTAAACCCACGAACACCAAAGCTAACACTAGCACTCTTTTTGTTAAGATTAAGTTTAACACCCGGAGCAATTTTTATACTCTTTTTAAATTTAAAACCCATATTAACCTCCTAATAAATACATTCAACATTAAATTCAGGACAAAATGTAATTATATAGTTTTCTACTTTAACTTTGTCATATCCGAATCTGTTTTTGTAATATTCAAAAGTCTTAGATAAAAAATCATGAGTTATATTCTCACATTCTAAAACTTCCCACTCTTCATATTCCCATAATTTATATTGTGCTAATTTTTGAAGAGGGATAACTTCTCTATAACTCCAAGCATCCGCAAAAAACTCTTGTAAATCTTTGCATTGATGTTCAAGCAAGTTATTTCCCTCAAGAGTAAAATGATGACCTAGTTCATGTCCCAATATTTCATTATATTTTTCTTCTTGTATAATTGTATTTATTAAAACAGTATTATCCGAGTATAAACCCTCTATTTTAGAATTTTCCATATGTTTTTCTATTATCTCAATATCATTACTTTTTGCAATATCTAATAATCTATCTGATTTTTTCATCTATTGTCCTCAAAATATGTAACAAAAAAACTCCCTATTATAGGGAGTTTTACTTATTTGTCGAACAAACGACGTGTCCTAGTGTTAGTGAGGAACTCAGTTTGTCCCTCGTGTTGTATTATTATTATACCCTATTTCAAAATCAAAATCAATATTTTTTTACAACTTTTTGTATATTTTTAATAATTTTCTTTACATTTCTAATAATTTTCTTTACATTTTTATATATTTTTTTATGTTTTTTTGTATTTCTTCCATATATTTATCTGAAACAACTAAATTGCTTAAATGTCCTACTTCATCTAAAGGATTTTTAATTCTCATTTTTGAAATAGTAGTAATTTGATTGATTATAGCATATGAACCAAATTTTAATTTTTTTACTTTTTTAAAACCAACATCAATAACCTTTAACATTTTAAAATATTCAGATACCTGTTCATCATATGTATTATCAGGTTTCTTTTTTAAAGTTTCAATTTTTTCATTTATTTCATCATCAAGTTCTTTTAGTCTTTCAAAAATTAATTCATGAATTTCCTCTCCTAAAAAAACATCATACTCTTTAAGTTTTGTTTTTTCTTTTATAGAAGATAATGGCACTATAGTAAGTGTAGGATTGTTTTTTTTATCGTTAGAATTTAAAACTATTGCATAATGTAATCCACCTTGCTCACTTCCAACATTAAATCCTAAATCCACTTCTATTAATGTTCCTTGTTTATAAACAGGAAGATATTTAGGGTCAAAAGTAGTTTCTTTTTGTAAAAAATTTGAAAAACTTTTAATCCAATAAGAAATTAAAGCTGCTTTCTTTTGATTTTCTTCTATAAGATTATCAATTTGAGTAGATAATTTATTAATATGTTCTCTTTTAAACTTTTTCAGTTCTTCTTTGTTTTCTTCTTTTTTATAATCCATAATCCTATTTCTCTTTATTTTTATTTTTTTGTTTTACATAATTTATAAAATTTTGAATTTCATTTAGATCATCTTCGGAGAATTCATCTCCCTCAAAGTGTGCAGCAATTCGATTGATTCCGGAGAAGTCTAAATCATCAACTGACTTTAATTCTTTTGAATTTTCTTCCCACCCCATCAAATAAGCAGGAGTTGTATTCAAAATTTTAGCCAGTTTTTCTATTTTATCAGAAGGAATGGAAATTAATCCACTTTCATATTTTGAAATTGTTGATTTGTTTAATCCTAAAGTTTTTCCGATTTCTTCTAATGTTAAGTTGTTTGCTAATCTTTTTTGTTTTATTCTATCGCCAATATTCATTGAATAATCTCCTTTTTTATCATTATACAATAAATTTTATTTAAAAGCAATATTTTTTATAAAAAAACAATAAAAATTGCTTGACAATAAACTAAATATGATTTATAATAAAGTTGCTTTAAAATAAACTTATAAAAAAGAAAGGGTGATTAAATGATAAATGTTAGAAAGTTAAAAGGCTTAATGGAAGAAAAGCAAAAGAAAGTAAAATATTTTGCTCCAAAGTTAGGAATAGCAGAATCAACACTTTATGGGAAATTGAACAGAGGAATTTTGAATAATTTAGAAATAGAATTATTTATAAATGAATTAGAAATTGAAAATCCAAATGAAATTTTTTTTGTAGAAAAAGTTTCCTTAAAATAAACTTAATTTAAAAAAAGAAAGGAGAAGAGGAATGGAGAAAAGAAAAGAACTAAAAATAGGAGTAAAGGCAAATGTAGATGGATTTGAAATACTAAAAGCAAAAGTTCAATATCTTACATTATTAACAAACGAATTAGAAAAGACATTGAACTTTTTAGAAGATTATAAATTTAATTTAGATTTTGAATATTCTATACCTGCAGATGATAAGAAGTCATCCCAAGATGAGTAATTACTAACTTTTTTAATTACATTATCTAGTTCAGATTCATCTATGTTTTCAAAATCACTTTGACAAGAAATATTCATCAAATCTAATAATTCATCTAATGTATTTAAAGATGTATTAGATTTAATAAAATTATCAGTTAATATTTCTTCCAAAGGAACTTGTTTTTTTGATGAAAGTTCTTGTAAATTTTTTTCTAAATCATCAAACATAGATGTAAATTCAACAGATGATTTCATAAATACACCCCCTTTCTAACTAAATTATAACACAAAGGGGGGCGAAACAAAAAGAAAGGAGAAAGATATGGATAAAAGAGAAGGAATAAAATTAGGAGTAGATGGAAGTAAAAAAAAGGATAATGTATTAGATTTAGAAAATTTTAATTCAAAATCCCCTGAAGTAAGATTTATCAAAATAATAGATTTAGTTGGAATTATACAAGAAATTACAAAAAGCGAATGGGAGATATTAAAAATAGTAATAGATGATAGGTTTAAATAGAATTTTTAATATATTCAGATATTAACATTGTAGATATTTGAAAAATAGAATTTAAACCTGAAACACCTAAAGAAAGGAGAAATACTTATGAAAGAAAATAGAATTTGTATTCAAGAAGCTGCAGAAATGATGGGAGTTACTCTCACATTTTTGAGAGAGGGAATTTCAAGAGGAAAGTTTTCTTTTGGTATTTCAATGACATTGAAAGAGAAAGGAAAGCGAAGAACATTTTATATAAACAAGAAACAATTCTATGAATATTTAGGTCTTAAAGAAGAGGTTGAATATGAACAATAAAGAATCTATTGCAGAAACAAGCAAGTTAAAACTTGTAAAAACAAAACTTGTTAATGGCTATTATTTTGAAATTTTTACAAAAAGAAAAAATGGATATGGTGTATGTTGTTTTCTAAGTAGAGATGAAGAAGAGGCAAGAAAGAAATTTGCAAAGGTGAAGAGGGAAATGAAGTAAGTTATGAGTAGTGCAGAAGAGTTGAGAGAAAATCTAAAAGAATTTCAAAGAACTTTTGAAAAGCTTACTGAAGAAATCAACGATATTTTTTCAAAGTATATAGACTTTTCATATAAAGCAAAACAACAGATGAATGAAATGCAAAAGAGACTATTAAGGCTTGAAGAACTTGAAAGGAAGAGAAAATGAACAAAAAGAAAAATGAGTGGGATAGATACATAGATGATAAGGCTCTATTAAGAGATAATGGAACTTTGAACTTTGGGTTTAATGGATATTCAGGAAAAATTTTCAGAGATAGTGATACACATTGTCTTTTTGTAACAATATTTTTAAAAGAGACAACAACATTATCAGAAGAAATTTTAAATGAATTAAAAGAAATAGTTTATCATAAAAGACTAAAATTTGTTCAAGAAAATTTTTGGGAAGTTGGATCTATAGAATTTAACTCAGCAAGTTTGGAAGATTATATACCAGCTTATGAGCAATTAGGACTAAATAAAAATAAGACATATAAAGATTTGAAGTTTATAAAAAACGAAACTAAAAAGATAATATGTTGTCTAATAGAAAGAGGTATAAGGTGATGAATGAAACCAAAACACTCAAACAATTAGGTTGGAAGATATACAAGAAGAGACAAAATCAAATAATTTATCAAAAATATAGTAGTGAAAATCTTCTTATAGTTCGCAAGAGTGAAAAATATGTAGAATTAAAAAATATACACTCACTAACCTTTGATGAGTTCGAAGCAATAAAACTTGCATATAAAGAATTCACTTATGGAGAATTTGTAAAAAAAGAATTAAAGAAAAATAGAAAAGAAATAGAGGAGATGAAAAGAGATGGTAAAAAGTTATGATGATTTTAGTGCTTCAACAAAATTAGAAAGCTTCGTTGATTATAGCAAAATTAAAGAAAGTACAATAGAAAAAATATCAAATTTAACTGAAAAAGAGACTATAGAAATAGAAGATATAGAAGATATAGAAGAAAAAGAAAACAATATATTTTTTAAAGGTTGTATGTGCGGGATGTTATTTGCATTTGCATTAATGCTTTTTGCAATGAATTTTATAAAAGAACTTATGTACTAAAAATATTGGAGAGGAAGAGGAACCGAAGAAGAACTTATGAATAATGTAAATTTAATAGGAAGACTAACAAATGCTGTAGATTTTAGATATAGTCAAGCACAAAATCCATACTGCTTTTTTACAATTGCAGTTGACAGAGGATTATCGAAAGAAAAAAAAGAAGAACTTCAAGCAATGAATAAACAAACAGCAGATTTTATAAGAATTGTTGTTTACGGAGTAATGGCTGAAAATTGCAAAAAGTTTTTGAAAAAAGGAAGGAACGTAGCAATTCAAGGAAGTATTCATACAGGAAGCTATGTTGCAGATGATGGGCAGAGAAAATATACATTTGATATTGTTGCAGAAAAAGTACAATTTATAGATTGGGGAGATAGCAAAGAAAAAGAAACAGATTCTTTTGATAATTGGGATGTAGGATTTGAAGAGACAAAGGATGAAGAAATTCCATTTTAGGAGTAGAAATGAAAGAGTTTAACAATAGAGATATTGCTGATAAGTTTGCAGAGTATATTACAGGTCAAGAACTTAGAAAGTATTTAGCAGAAAAAGTAAAAAAGTATGTTGGAGAAGATATTACAGTTTTTGATGGAGCAGTTGGAAGCGGTCAGCTAGAACAACATATAAAACCTAAATGGATATATGGAGTAGAAATTCAAAAAAATGCTTGTGATGTTTTTAAAGAAAATTATCCGGATTCAGATATTTCAAATATAAGTTTCTTTAATTATGAAAGCGACGTTAAAGCAGATTGTATAGTTATGAATTATCCTTTTTCTTTGAAGTTTAAAGATTTAAGCGAAGAAGAGCAAAAGAATATTCAAAAAGATTTCTCTTTTAAAAAATCGGGAGTAGTTGATGATATTTTCATTTTAAAATCTTTGAAATATAGTAAGAGATTTGGATTTTATATTTGTTTTCCAGGTATTGCTTATAGAAAGACGGAAAAAGATTTTAGAAATTATTTAAAAAATACAGTAAAAGAATTAAACATTATTGAAAATGCTTTTGAAGATACATCAATACCAGTTCTATTTTTGATTATTGATAAAGAAAAGACAGATATTGAAGTCATAAAAGAGATATACGATTGTAAAACTAAAAGCACCATACACAGTGAACTCTGTAAAGACATTGAGGATAGTTGGAGAATACCTGTAAAAGAACAAGAAAAAGAAGAAATTGATATTGAAGCACTTGAAAAAGAGATAGCAATATCAAAAAAGAGGAGAAGGAAGTTAGAAGATAAAATTGATAGATTTATTGCAGAAGAAATAAAGCCGTTTTTGTCCGGAACAAAAAGAGAAGATAAAGAAGATAAACAATTAAGTATTTTTGATTAGGAGTTAAATTATGATAATAATTTCAGAAGATGAAAGGATTATAATCTTTTTAGAAAGAGAAAAAATAAGAACTATAAATATTCATTCTAGTAAGAAAAAAATAATGGCATCATATTTTGATCCAGTAAGTAGAGATATTATTTTAGGAGAATATGATAGTTCAAAAAAATGTGAAAGAGCATTTTGGTTTTTAATTTTAGCTTTAGAAGATGATAAAGAAATATTTAGAATGCCTAAAAACAATGATGATATTTTAAATACACAATTATTTCAAAATGGTAAATCAAAAAGGACACATTATGAAATGATAGGAAAAACAAAATAAGAAAGGAAAAATAGCATGAATGTAAATATTGCAAAAAGATTAATGATGTTAGAAAGCCCAATAATTTACAAGAATATAGAGTATGAAAAAATTTATTCTTTAAATTTTATAAAAACGGATAAAGGGGTTGTATCGTGTGCTGAACTGATAGACAAAAATAAAAATTCACTAGTAACAGTATTTTTAAAAGATATTGAGACAGAAATTAATTTAAGAAATGAAGACGTAAATATTGAAGAAGAACACTTTCAAGAATTGATGAAAGAACTTCGCAGGAGTGCTATACCTGCAGTTAACTGTCTAGGATTTGGAGACTATAAAAAATCATTAGGATTTATAAGAACATTACTAAGAGTATTACCAGACTTAGAAGAAATCGCAGAGCAAAGAGCATTAGAAAAATTAGAAAAAGAAGACAATAAAGAATCAGAAGAAGCAAAATAAAAAAGCACTTTTTCAAGTGCTTTTAAGTGGTATATCTTATCAAAACTTTCAGAAATAATGATAAGATAAAACATTTCTAATCAATGTTATTATACCACAATTTGTTGAAAAATGCAAGAAAAAGAGGGGAAAATAATACCTCTTTTGCGAGCTTGTAAGGGGTATTATCTTTTCGACCACAAAACAAAATTTATAGAAAAGAAAAATATAAAAAAATAATGGTGGTATTATGAATAACATTTTAGGATTCAATTTTGTAAGAGAGAAAAAAATATTCTGTGGAGAAAAATATCTTGAAGTAGATATTTATCCTGTGACTGTATCAAGAAAAAGAAAAGGAAAGAGATCTAAGAAAGAAAAAGAGAGTCTGCAGAAGCAAAAAAACTTAAATGATAAAAATGCAAAACGAAGATTTGTTCAAATTGCAGAAAGCAATTTTGGAGAGGGAGATTTGATTTTGCACTTAACATATAATGACGATATGCTGCCTAAGTCTTTAGAAGAACTTGAAAGAAATATACAAAACTTTTTAAGAAGATTAAAGAGGTTAAGAAAAAAGTTAGGATTAGAAGATTTAAAGTATTTGCTTGTTACTTCATATACAACAGAAGAGCAAGAAGAATATGTTGAAGAGGTAAGACCTCATCATCATTTAATCATAAATGGGAATATTTCAAGAGATTTAGTAGAAGACTTATGGAGAACAAAAAGGGAGAAAGGAGAAAAGAAAGGAAAAAGGTTCGGATATGCAAATGCTCAAAGAGTTCAGTATGATTATGTCGAGGGAATAACAAGAGTTAGTCAATACATAGTTAGAAATCTAACTCAAAAAAGAAAGTGGACTTGTAGTCAAAATTTAACAAGACCTGAAAGTAGAACGAATGATTACAAATACACTAAAAGAAAAGTTGAAAAAATTGTAAGGGGGGGATTAGATAAAAAGTTTTGGGAAAAGCAGTATCCGGATTGGGAAATCAGAGATATGATAAATGGATATGAAGCAGTTTACAATGAAATAACAGGATGGAGTATCTATTTGAAGTTAAGGAGAAAAGAATGAAAAATGTTTTAAAATATCCTGGAAGCAAAACAAGAATAGCTAACTGGATAACACAATTTATTCCAGAACATGACGTTTATTTGGAGCCGTTCTTTGGTGGGGGAGCTGTATTTTTTAATAAAAAACCAG